TTTCCTGTGTATGGATTACCAAAAGTATTTTTAATTTTATCTGTGCTTGTTGTTGTCAACCAATCACTTGAATTTTGATTTCCGTATGCTGAACTATTCGACATAGAGCGGTCTGAAACACTACCGCTTGCATCTGCTGTACCTAAACTTACAGTTTCAAGCGACAATGAAGATGAAAGGTCAGCATAACGAACATTCGTAAAATTCAAATTACTTGAATCTATTACAAAATCTGAATTATCCCCTCCTGTTCCGTCTGAAGGAACTACACCCATACCTCTATAATTTATACTATTTTTTGTGCTTGATGAAGTTGTGCTAAAAAATAAAGCAGTATCGTCTGGTGAAACAGCTAACCACCTTTTATCACCTCTATCATTATAAGTTAAATCATTTTGACCATAAGCTAATGGATTAGCTTTCATGCCTGTTACCCAACGATAATTACCACTACTATCACCTGATATAATTCCTTGTGAAAGAGATGAATCAACTGATTGTCCTTCCATAATCATATACCAATTACCACTTGAATCGATTGCTAAACAGTTACCTTCCATGTGTTCGTTAGCGTTTTGTTTTGTAATTATTCTGCTCCAAGTTAACGCTCCTGTTGAACTATTAACTTTTGAAACTCCAACTTTTTGATAGCTGTTACTTTGTGAACCAAAATTATTACAATAAAAAGTTACATATAAGTCGCTTCCGTCATCTGAACAAACTATTGAACGGGCTGGGTGGTTTGATGAACTATCTCCTGTTATTCTTATGGCCCATTGATTTGTTCCTGAATTATTAAATTTTGCTATTACTGGTTTTCCGTCATCAATACCGCAAGCATATAAGTTACCGCTTGTATCAGAATCACAACTGACAAATTCACAATTTGAATTACCATTATCAAAATATTTGCTCCATGTTATGCTAGGTGTTCCTGTTGGGTTATTCATATCATATTTTTGTATAAGAAATTGATTACCTCTACCAACAGCTTGAGTATGACCTACACCATAAAAATGGTCTGAGCCAGACTCTTTGTTTTTAGTTAATCCATACATATTGGTTGTGAAAGAACTATCACCAAAATATCTTGATTTAACTTTGTTGTAACCCCAATTAGCGGGATTTGTTCCGTCTGAAGAATCACCTAGTTTAACAACAGCGTTTCTTTCATTAGAACCCATATCACCTCTAACAAGAAAAACAAGATTTGTAGAATTATCAATATCTAAACTATTAGGGCCTTGATATAAACCGACTTCTTGGTCGTTGTTACTTTTTCTAAAAAGACCTGTTTGACTACCTACGGGTTCTCCGTCTGCTCCTGTAAATTTAGCAATACCAACACCCTCATATCCTGTAGTATTAATTACAGTAAAATAACCAAAATATAAATCTCCATTTGAATCATAGCTATTAGAAGCACCTTTGTATTCAGTTGGTGAAAATTTAAAAACATTTTGCGATTGATTGTTTGTACTTGCTCCTGTGGCCGCACCTAAAAAATAAAAAGGGCCTGAACTACCACCAGCCGCACCTATCATAGTTAATAATGAGGACATTAAATACTCCTATTGTAAATCTTGACCAACGACAAAACCATACCAATTAGTTCCGCCATCTACAGTTAATAATGATATAACATCAATATTGCCTGTTGAGAGAGTAGGTGCTGTACCACCTGCCCACTTGACGGAAGCTGGCCATGCGATTGTATATGAAGAACCCGCTATTTTTAAAACCATAACATAGGCGTTACCAGCGGTTGGAACATTACTTATTGTTAATGTTGTTATGTTTTGTGAAGGTGTAAACTCAAACACATTTGCAGTAGCACAATCTAAAGTTAATGTGCCTGTGCTTTGTGTAACTGCTGATTTAGTTTCTCTAAGTGAAGTTGCTTTCATAGTTGTTCCTGTAACTGCGCCAGCTACAGAACCACCTATAGTTACTCCGTCAACAGTACCTCCGTTTATATCAACAGTAGTTATTGCACCAGCATTTGATATAGTAGCACCCGTAAAGTTAATTGTGCCTGTTGCTGTTAAGTTTGTTCCTGTGATTGCGCCAGCGGTAGTTCCACCAATAGTAACTCCGTCTATTGTTCCACCATTTATATCAACAGTAGTTACAGTTCCTAAATTAGAAATTGTTGCACCTGAAGCCGAAATTGTTGCACTATCAAGTGTAACAGTTCCACTAGCTGTAAGTGTTCCACCTACTGTTAAAGTTTTACCAGAACCTACATTTAATCCTACTGAAGTTCCTGAACCAGCGGCAGCGAAAAGAGCATCAAGAGAATCTAAATCATTATTGATTTTAGTTCCCCAAGTATCTGTAGAAGCACCGACCTCTGGCTTTGTTAACGATAAATTCGTTGTTGTTGTATCTGCCATTTTTTACTCCTTAAAATTAGGCCGCTACTTTATAAACTTCAGTCCATGAAGTAGTAGCGATTGTTTCATCAACCCATTTCAATCTAGCTGAAGTTGTTAATGTTCCAGCGCCATTGATTGTAATTGGGTCTATAAATAAAATCCTATTTGGAACTGCTGTAACTGTAGCGACTCCGTTGATAGGAAATGGATTTCCAGAAAATGTAATATTTACTGCAACACTTAAAGATGAAGTTGCTTGAGCTGGTATAATACCACCTCTAACTCCTTGTGCAGAACAAGTAACTGAACTAACTGCATTAACAGTTATAGTTGTTTGTCTTACTGCACTTCCTGAAACAGCTAGTGTTGATGCTCCTGTTACAGTAGCAGAACCATCTCTAATTGTTCCAGCGGAATAATTACCATAACCATATTGACCGCTTCCGTAAGTGTCAGTAGGTACGGCAGCCGTTAATGACAGACTTGATGCACTAGAAATTGTAACTGTTCCACTAACTGTGGCAGCCCATTCTCCATAAACATTTAATCCGTAATCACCTTGACTATAGTTTCTTGTTGGCATTATTCCTCTATGTTAAATCAATATCTAAATCGCCAGCTGGAACTCTAAATACATCTCCTGTTCCAATAGCTTTAGAAACAGATAGTGTTCCGACTGCGTATAAATTACCACTTGTTGAAGCATCTAAAACTCCAATAGCTACTACTGTTCCGTAACTTGCTGTTGCTGTAGGAAACTCTACAGCGGCCGTGTTACTTGATTGTGAACCCGTAGTGGTAAAAGCCACAGTTTGTCTTGCATACCCTGTCCCTGAGGTTGAAACTTCAGTTCCACCAGCACCAGCGTCATTTGGCGCTACAGTATATAGGGCCAAATATAATGTTCCAGCGGGTGTAAAAGTCGTCCCTGAGAAAGTGTGGGCAAGAATTTTGTTTTCTAAATAATCGCTAAAACTCATTTTTTAATCTCCTTATTGTAATGCGGTTGCTTTCATTTTTAATGTTGAATCGCCTACTCTTGCCTTTTGGTCTGCGATTTCTAAGTCCTTAACTAGCTTCTGATATAAGCTGGCCCAAACAGTTATTCTTGAATCATCTACAAGATATGGTGCTGTTTGTAATAGTGTACCATATAAATATATATCTGGATTGCTGTTTAACAGCCAATTAGTTGTTGCTGTATCAGTTAAGTTAGGGATTTTACTATAATAGGTTAATTCGCCTGTTAATGTTGCGGAATCAGGAACGGGTAAAACTTCTAGTTCTTGCCCTACTATTGTATAAAATTTTGGTGTTCCACTTGATGTAAATGTTGCTCTTAATTTATCTAATTTTTCGTTAGTAATAAATTCTAAAGTTACAACAGGGTTTGACTCTACTACAAAATCTACTGTTTGAAGCCAATCAGAAGGTACTGCACTATATTGTGAATCAATAGTAGCTGTAGCCCTTTTTATCATTTTTCTATTTCTTATTTCTTTATTAAAACCAGCTTCAGCTAAAGTAATAAAATCTGGTATTGTTGCGGTTAAATCACTTCTATTTAACCAATCTGCAACACTTGTTTTAAGCTGTGAATAGTTAGTTAAGGCCATTATACAGTTCCTTCTCTTGTTCTAAACGCTTTGTTATCAGCATCATTAAGCCATTTTTTTAAGGCTTTAGGGTCATCTAAAATGCCTTTTTCTTTTAAATCGTAATAAAGAACCATAGGAATTGAAGCGACTTTATTCCAATGACCATAGGGGTCGCGCTTATCGCTTTCATTAAATTGTTCTCTATTGTCTTTAAGTATTTCAGTAACATCTTGTTCTCTACTTAAAACAAATTTATGCTCTCCTTTACCAGATGTATCTTCCTCAAAAGTAAAGTTATTTGAAATCTTTGTTTCGTTATCGAAACTTATTAATCTTTTTCTGCTCATTTTTTTTAGTTTAGGGGTAGTCGCAATCGCTAACTACCCCTTTTTCCTATGTGATTTACGAAGCTGTTAAATCAGCACACACTCCGAGAGCGGCTTCATTTTTAACTTTTAGTCCGTATTCTACAAGTAACATACGCTTCTCAGCATCACCCGTTTTAGCTAATTCAATAACTTCAAGGGGTCGTAAGAAACAAGTTGAGTAGAACTCAGGGTCTAAGACATAAGCATCTCTTTCTCTTTGGAATCTGTTAGGAACAATATTAACTGCTCCAAAATCTGATACATAAATATCAGCAGCACCAATGATAACGCCAGCTTCAGGTTTTTTAACTTCATACCTATTAGCTGCAATACCTGAGAAACCAGACACAACAGTTTTGTTGTGAGGGCCAACCATAAGCATTTTTGGTGTCCCGCCTTGTGTCCAAACTGATTCTATAACTGCATCAAGAATTGTAAGAGTAAATGCTCTTCTGTTTCCTGTTGTAGCATCACCAGCAGCGGCATTAACAATACCACCAGATACAGTCGGGTCTGTTCCACCCGTGCCTCTATCTGAGTTTGTTTTTAGCCATGCTGGTAGTCCAGCTGTTTGTCTAGCAGTACCCGCAGCACCACCTACAGCCGCACTATTGGCCATAAGTGTTGTTTCTTGGTCGCGTTTTAACTCTTGTCCAAGTTTAGTTATTTGATAAGCAAGTTCAGAAGTTCTACCCGCTTCATTAATAACTTCCAAGTTGTCTGCTAAGACAACAAGTTTTCTTGAAATGTTTGTGTAGTTCCCGATTCTAGTTGTTGGATTCGTTGCTGGAAAAGCCGCAATATCATCACCATCAATTTGATAGTTTGTCGAAGCAGCTGCAAGTGAATCAGTTTGCCACTCAAAGAAAGTGTTAGTAACTGTTTCTCTGCCGCCATTTGACATAAATGGTGTTTCTTCAGGAGAAATGTTGTAAATGATGTTGCTTAATTCTTCACGAATACCAATAGCTGAATACCGAGTAAATGTATTTGCAATAATTGCCATTGTTTTATCCTCTTAAATTAATCGTTTAACAACATGGAAATAGCTGATTGTGCATCACGCCAATTTCCATCTTTTTTTAATCTTGAGGTAGTTCTTTTATATTTATCGGTTTTTTTAGGTGGTTTACGGCTGCCGCTTCTCAAAACTTTTGTTTGTCCTGTTTTAGCATTAACCCGTTTTTTTGTTACCTTTTTCTTGCCTTCATTAAAAAGCATAGCATCATACAAGATACTTATATGATTTGCTTTTGCCAGAGCATTGACTTCCATTTCAGTTACACCACGCTTTGTTAAAAATTCTTTTAACTTTGCCTGTTGTCTTTGTGCAACCTTCGTGTCTTTCCATGCTGGTATTTCTTGCAACAATTTTTCAGCTTCAACAGCTAACATAGCTTGATGTTCTCTCACATAGTCTTGTTGTTGCCGCTGTAAAGTTTTTTGCCTTTCGCTTTGTATTTCAGCAAGTTTATTTTTTTTAGACTGTTGATAGTTTTGCCAATCCAACCTTTTTCTGTTGGCCTCTTCAGGATTAAGATTATACTCTTGCTCCCAATCTGGCTCTTTATCATCTAACTGTTGAATTTGACTTTCCAGCCTAGATAAACCATCTAAATATTTTTGTCTATCCTCATTTACCATAGCCTTTTCTGCCTCAAAAAGTTTCTTTTGTTCGGCTAGTTCTTGGCTTTTTCTAGTATAACTCTGTTGCCTTGAATATCCGTTGGTCAATTCTTCTAAAGTTTTTTGCTCAACCTTGCCGTCAATTTTGACTTCATATAGTTGTTCTTGCAAATCTTCTTCGTAATCTTCATCAGTTTGTTCGTCTGCATACAGTTCGGAATCTTCCTCATCTTCTAGGACTTCTTCATATTCTTCAGAAATTTCCTCAGAAGGTTCGTCTATATATTCCTCGCCAGAATCAGCATCTTCAATAGGCGGCTGTTCGGACTCTTGTAAATTACCTTCTTCTGGTTTCTCGCTTGGGCGAGTCAAAATATCGGTAACTTTATCTACACTTGATTTTAATTCAGGCGATTCCTCTATAGGGTTTGTCGCTTGGTTCATATTAAACTCCTTTTTTGTTTTTGACTATATTGTCTGCCTTTATCTTCAAAATATGAGCGTTGTCTGCAACGGCCCATAGTTTTTCTTCCAGCAAGTCAACCGCTTTCAATAAATGAAAGTATTGTTCTCTTTCTTCTGCGGCATGAGGAGAAGTTGTAGCCCATGAAGTATGGACATCTTCTCTTACACTTTGCATGACTGCTTGAAAAGTCGTGTCGTCTAAAATGCGTTTTGCATTTTTCCCGAATACAATTAAATCGTCTATATGGTCTTTTGGTTCGCTCATTGTCTAACTCTCGCCATATCGCTGATTAATCTTTGTTGTGTTTTCATTTGTTCCCTATCCCTTTCTACTAAAGCACGAATGACTGTAGTTTCTACTTGTGTGCCATATTTTGCCTCAATTTCGGCAGCTTTTAACATAATTTCAGCATCTAATTTATCTCTATCTAAATCATCTTTTCGCTTCATTTCTTCGTTATCAAGCTGCAATCTAGCATTTGCTTTCTGCATATTGGCTTCTATTTCTTTAATCTGAACTTCAATTAATCTATCTTGTACTGTTTTCTTCTGCTGTTGTGATGCAGCTGCTTGTTGTGCTGTCATTTCAGGAACTTCCTTAAAGAAAGCTGAAGCATCTTTAAAACCAGCTAACTCAACCATCTTAGCCATAGTGTTTCGATACTGTGTCATATCCACTATTGGATTTGCTAATCCAAGTCTTTGCAATATTTCTTCTTGTTTAGAAGCTATAACACCTAAGAACTGCATACGCTCTTGGGCCGTACCATTTCCTAAACCAACATTAACAATACAATCCATGCCTGTTTGCCAAACTCTAGGGTCAATAGGAATCCACTCGTTACGCAATCGTACTGTTCTTTCTTTATCTTGATGCTGCGCTAATAATCTGTATATACCTTTAAATAAAGGTTTCATTCCTGTTTCAGCAAATATTCTCGCTATCAATTCTATATGTTGTTGGCCGCCTTGTATTGTCGCATTAACCGCAGCAGCAGTAGATGATTGAAGCGCATCTGGGTCTAGGCCCATTGAAGCCTTTGATATTCCTGTTCTATTTTCTTTTACTTCATCTAAGTAATTCAACATAGGGAAACAATCTTTACCAACAAATGGCATATTGAAAGGTTGTACCGCGCCAGCATTTCGTTGACGAATAATACCGCCAACTTCTGTATTCATAACATCTTCTATGTTTGCTTGCCCTTCAACAACTGCAACTCTAGGGTGAACACTCAATGCAAGACTATCTAACATAGAGCGCATAACCATTGATTTCACTTTTTGTATATCTTCAGTTATATCTGCAATACTAAGTCCAAAGAAAGTGTGTGGCTCTGGGTCAGGGCAGAAAGACACAAAAGGTATAAAGTCGCATGGTAAGTTTTTCATAATTTCATAATTATCGCCCATACAACAAACTCTGCGTAATTCAGCTACGCCATCTCCTGTCATATCTAATTTCATATATGCTTCGATATATTGAACTTTTAAATTGCTATCATCTTCAATCGGGTCAATGCCGTCAGCACCAAATTGATTTCTTGCTTGGTACTCTGCATTGTCATCTAACTCTGTTTCGTATGGCGCTGCATATTTCATAACATCATCATAATCGTAACCCATCTCAACAAGGTCTGATACTGTCAGGTATCGTCTATGGCCCACAATATAAGAATCTTCCATTGAGGTTGCGTTGCGGTCAATTATAAATTCTTCTGGAGGAACAGACTCAATCTTGACGCAGCCTTTCGATTTTTTTCTGCTGGCCTTAACATCATGCAGCTGTGGCATCTCCATACTTTCTTCCATCAACTGTGGTATAACTTCTTCGGCTTCTTCTTCTGTTTCAACAACAGCTTCAGGTTGTTTGTAAGATGGGTCAGGATAAGATGTTATTTCGCTTATCATAACTTCGTCATCAGACTCTAAAACACTTAACTCAACATCTGTTATTCCAGAATATTCGTAAAATTCAGAATGGTATGTATCTTCCCAATAATATTTTATAAAGCCGTTCTTACATAACAAAGCATCTTTAAAGGCATTATAAAAAATTGGAAAGCCGTCATTGTCTTGTTGTAGTACAATGCGGTTTATATAATCAGTAGCTTGTTCAGCTAGTTTTACATCTTCTGCTCCAAACGGAACAAACTCTACAACATTTTCGCTGGAGAAAAAGATACGCATGAGGTTTGGCATGATGTCTGCGATTGTATCGTGAACATCAAGTGAGATGACTTGGCTTCTTCCGCTTTCTTCGTTACCGAAAGGTTTACCCTGATAGTAGTCAATGCTCGTAGCCCTGAGTGGTGAAACTGTATTGTCAATAAAGTCAGAAGCATCATCAAGGGCAGAACCCACAATACCTTGCAATTCCTCTTCGGAAGGCGCTCCATTATCAAACTCTTTCGTACTCATGCCTGAAGAATCTCCGACATCAATAGCTTCGTATGTATCGTCAGGCTTCATTTTTATTAACTCTATTTTTAGAAACTTTGTCTTTTTGGGGTTTCTTTTTGGTTTGTTGTTTTTTGCTCGCTAAGTAGTCATGGACTTCGTACTGAGCATCATATCTCGTAACCATACAGGATTCCTTATTTTGACACTACATATATAGTGTTTCTGATTTTTAATTTTAAATGATTCTAAAAATTTTTCAGCACGGAAATTGTAATATAGTTACAAAGTCAAAGGGGGGTCATTCCTATATTTTACTGAAATCTCAAATTAGTGTGTTTTATATAAACCCCAAACCCCAGACCCCTACACAAACAAGGGGGGATTATTTATTTTTTTTTTACTTTTTACCGAACTACAGAAAATACGGCCTTTTGTTTGTGTGGTCTAGCAAGCTAACATTATTTATTATTTTTTAAGGCCTCAAGGTGTAAATCCTGAGTCGATATGTTCACCTTTATATCGTTGGTAGCATTGGCTTTGAACTGACTATTAAAAGTGCCAGCCTTCCAGCGCCTAGCTTCCAGCTGCAGTTTGGCTTTTTGTATTTCTTCGGTTATTGGTTCGGCATTATCTACAATCTCAAGGGCCTCTTCCATTACCATAAAAGCCGACTCGCGCTGCCTTTCCTCTCTCAGGCGCATTACCTCATTATAAAATGCGCCTCTTTCTTGGCCTTCTCTAGGCTTGTTAAGCCACTTATAAAACAAGTGCCAAGTTAAACCCTTTTTATTAGGCCTTGAAAAATCCTCTAGCCCTTTGACCTTGCCCTGTACTATTTGATTAAAGCTAAAGCCGTTATCTATAGCCTCAATAATTCTTCTATCAATAGAATCTTTCTTGTCTATTTCGTTTAAATGATTCATATAGCTGCGGGTGATTGGTTGGCCTGCCATGATTGACTCCTTTTTTTTAGTATCAATAATATATAATTATGGCATGGCAGATTGCAACATTAAAGCCTATATAGGCTTTTTAATGTTTGCCATCTTTGCCATTTTTTGCCCGTTCTTTTGTTGTGCTGCCATCTTTTGCCATCTTGCCACGGCTGGAAACATAGGCCCAGCCTCATTGTGGCAAGCTGTTGCCATCTGCTGCGGGTTTGCCATCATAATTGCAATTATGGCAAATGCCCTGTTTTGCTTTGCCATCTGCTGCCATCAAATAAATATTAATTATTTGTTATTTTTCATACGATAATTATTGACAATAAGGAATCCCTCTGATATTGATATAATCAGTTAACAAAAAAAATAGGAGTAAATTATTATGTACAATTACGAAAAATTAAATATTCAAGGTTTAAAGGGCGCGGCTTTAACAAGAGAAGTCGGCCTATATGCTGCCAAGAAAATTATCACTTTATTAGAGTCTGACTCGCCAGCCAAGCCATGGCAAAAGTCATGGGCTGGTTATTCGGGTTTTGATGGTTCAAGTTACGGCCATTGCAACCAAGACGGCAAAGTATATAGAGGCTGGAATCAATTCAGCTTAGCCATGGACAAAATGGCCCTAGGTTATGACTCTAATACTTGGGGTACGAAAAAGAATTGGTTTAAGAAGGGCTATTTAATAGCCGAGAATTCGCCAGCCGTTCCAATTATATTTGCTAAGAAAACCAGCTATAAAACTATTGACGACGACGGCGAGGAAGTTATTAAAACAGGCGGCTTCATTTATAATATATCATTCGTTTATAATTCCGAATGTACTTTGAAGAAAGATACTCAAGAACCTTTTGAGCCGTATGAATCCGAAGAACCATCAGAACCAAAAAAACCTTTCGAGATTCATGAGGCTTGCGAGGCCCTAGTTAATAATTACCTAAAAAATGCGGGTATAGGGTTAATTGCTGCGCCCGCTAATTCAAAGTACCAAGCCTATTACGCGCCTCATAAAGATATTATCGCCATGCCGCCAAGAGAATCTTTCATTGATACCAAAGACGGAGCAAGCGCCAAAGATAATTGGTATGCGACTCTATTCCATGAAATGGTGCATAGTACAGGCCATAAGGATAGATTGAACCGACTCAAGGGTGCAAGGTTCGGGAGCAAAGATTATGCCTTTGAAGAGTTAGTGGCCGAATTTGGCGCGGTTATGGTCTGCGGCGCTGCTGGCTTATTTGTAAGCCCGCCAGCCAATCACCATAGTTATATCGCAAGCTGGAAGGAAAAACTAACCAATGACCCAACGGCAGCTTTTAGGGCCGTAGCGCTGGCGCAGTCTGCTATGGATTATATTGCGGTAACGGCAGCGGGTGAAACATACAGCAAGCCTAACTATGATGAGGCCGCAGCTTAATTATCTATCCGAGGCCCTTATATAGGGCCTCATTTAGATTATTAAATGGTTTAATAATCGCGGGCAATTAAGCCCAACAAAAGGAGTAAATTATTATGAAAAAAGAAATAAAAAAAGATAACAATATTTGCCAAGTTCAAATTAATATTGGCCCTAATCAATTAACATTTGCACGCGGAAATGGTGATTTTACACAAGCTGGCTTAGAGTTGGCGGAGTTAGTGATTCATACCTTGGCCAATAAAGGTATAGAAAATATAAATCATAAATATATTGATTATGAGCCATGCGAAATTATGAGGAGTTTATTATACCCGACTCAATTAACCGAAGATAATTTTATCTTATTTAACAATTCTAAGTGGGGCTTTAGAGAGCCTAATTATATCTACGAGATAAGTTTTTATAGTACGGGCAAAATAAGTTTCCATGCGCAAAGTAAAAATGAATCTTTTGAGTTGCATACAGAAATTGATACTCAATTTATTGATAAGATAGCAGCCAAGCGAGGCGGTTACGGCACGATTCAAACAAAGCATGATATTTTAATATATCTTAACAAAATTTTTGCACCTCTTTATGAGTTGGCGCTGGAAGATATAAGAGAATCTATTGAAGATGATATTAAGGCCGCATCATGAGTCAATTATTAGTTAATATAATTTGGGCCGTATTTCTTAGCATAACTTTCTTTATATTGTTATGCTTTGAAATAGGCTTATTTTAAGAGGAGTAAATTATTATGAATGATTATACCTTGATAGATTTTTTAGGCGCTGTAGGGCTTTCTATAGGCTTATTTGGCCTATTCATGGCAGCAGTTATAGGAGTGGCCCTATTCTTTGCTAAGATAGTGTTTCCTATAGATTAATAAGTTAATAAAGAAAGGAGGTTAATATGGATTTATTTGATAAATGCTTTAAGTGTGGCGAAGGTTCGGAATACTTTTCAATGAAAATATTTGAAAGTAAGAAAGACGGAAACAATACTTATTGTGATAAATGCTTTGAGCAAGTTATTGAAACAAATTAATAAGTTATCAATACAATTAAGAGGGCCTTTATTAGGCCCTTTTTTTTAGGCCGCAGCAAGTTGACAATAACAAGTGAATCAAATTAAATGTCAATAAAGGAAGGTAATAATATGACAAAAAAATTAATGAGAATATATAAAGGTAAACTATCAGAAGTTGCAGCGCAGATTAAACAGGAGGCCAAGGAAGATAAGATATATAACTTTCATTGGCTGCTGGATAAAATGCTTGCAGCTGGTAACATTACATTTGAGCGGGCCGCAGAATTAAAAAGGCTTTACCCATCATCTAAACATTATAAAACAAGAAAATGAAAAACATTAAATATTGGATTAGAAATTTTTTATGCTTTCGTTTTATGTGGAAGAAAAAGTAGTGGGTATTTATCAACAACCAACAGATAAGTTTGAATGTTTTATGTGTAAGAGATTGCAAACTGATTCATGCCCTGTCTGTAATAAACAAACAAATGAATCTTGGAAAATAGCTTTAAGCATGGGAAAGGAAAAGAATAATGGCTAGTGATATTATAAAAAAAAGGAATATTTGCGTTCAGTTACATAAAGAAAATAATCATTCTTGGAGATGGTTATTAAATGCCTCTAAAAAAGAAATTAATTACGAATTTGAATATTTGACTAAAGAAGAAGGGGATAAACCTCTTGAATATTGGGTTAAAACTGTATTAGGAAAGGAAAAAAAATGAAAAAAGAAAAACTGTTTAATTGGAAAGTTAAATTGCAGTTGGTCTTTGTGGTATTAATGTTGCTGTTACTTAATGCAATAGCACCAAAGCCATTTGCAAAGCATGAGCAAGTTGAATGTATTAATATAAAGGAAAAAACATGAGAGTAATAAATTATATAAGGCTATCTTCAGAGTCGCAGATAGATAATCAAAGCGCACAAATACAGCATGAAACAAATGAGCATGAAATTGAAAGATTAAAAGAGTCGGGAGATATAAACCCGCATATAAAATCTGAAAAGATAGATGATAGCGGAGTATCAGGGCTGTTAGATTTTCAGGATAGAAAGTTTGGTAAGGAATTATTAAACTTAAAAGAAGGTGATTATATTTTTATCAGTCATGTTGATAGGCTTAGTAGAGATAATAGAATCTATGCTAACTTTGTTCATAGATGTAAGTTAAACAAGGTAAATATTATTGCACCTAATACGGGTAATTTAACAATGGGTGCTAATGCTAATCAAAGTTTTTTATCAACAATGCAAGCCGTGTTTAGTGAATATACAGTTAAAACAACCAAACAAAAATGTCGTTCAGGCAGCCAAAAAAAGAGAGGTTATCCATACCATGATTTTCAGGCCGTTAAAAATGGCATGGGTGGAAGAGTGCCTTATGGTTATAGGAAAGAAGGCAGCGGAAAAAATGCTTTATTTATTCGGGAGTCTTGGCATGAAGAGGCCGTTGATTTAATTCATAACTTACATAAACAAGGTAAATCATATAGACACATAGCAGCAACAGTAACGGCTGCGTTTAGTATGTATGAATCAGCAAGGTTAAGTTATCAAACAGTCTTAAAAATTATTAAAAATTCAGATGACTATGAATCTACATTAAAAATTAATCAAGAGGTTATATAATGAAACAAAAACAATTAGAAGAACAGATAAAAAAAGATTTAGCTAAGTTAGGCACAAAGTACAGGGCCATGGGAGATGAACAGGAGTTATTTTTTATGGCCTTTACTGCGGAAACATTTTTATTAAGCATGATTAAAAATGTTCCAGCTGCACAATCATTAATAATCTTTGTTAATATATTAAATAATACTTTGCAAAATCTTTTAAAAACTTATGCACCGAACATTGACAATAACAAATAAAGTATTACATTAAGAACCATAATAATATACTTCGGCCCGTCTAAATTTTTGTTGACGATTTAGGCGGGCTTTTTTTATGCCTTATAAAAATGCTGCTGTCATCTTTCCTAATTTAGTGCTTGACAATAACCGAATCAGTCTGTATAATGAAATAGTCAACAACTAAAAGAGGTATATTATTATGACAGAAAACTTTAATAGAAAAGTATTTTACTCAAGTCGTTATCAATTATCGCAAGAGCAAATAGATAACTTAATTAATCATGTTACTAATGAAAAAGATAAATCAAAATTAAATGATTTACTTTGGAGTATTCAAAAACCAAAAGGTAAAATGGTTGCTTATCAATTATGCAAACTAACAAATACAGAAAAAGATTTGTTAGAAAAATATAATATAGATTTACAGCCAGCAAACAATCCGCAGCAATATATTATAAATCCATATTCTAATGGTGGCGGCTTAGATAGACAACAAACCAAAGAAAAGGTTTTTGAAATCTTATCAAGCCAAATAACTAAAGATAGTAAAATGACCAAGGGCGCATTAATGAGATATGTTCGAGATAACTTTGAAGGACAATCTGTCTATAGTGATGTGGGTAAGGTTGCATCTAAGATAATTAAATTAGAAACAAGTCGTACAGGCCGCTGGCAAGTTTGCACAACTGCAAGACACATAAGGAGGAAGTAATGCAAGTTAATAAAAAAGTAAAAGATAATTCATTGATAGTAGAAACAGCTGTAATAGATGGTAAAACATATAAAGCTAAGTTCTCACGAACCTTTGGAACATGGATATTAAAATGTAATGGCTTGGCCCAACACGGCCTAACCATAAAAGAGTTTATGAGCGAACAGGGTTTTAGAAAATTTTATAAAATGCCTAAAGGAGTTCCTTTACCTGATAGAGCAGAAAGAAAGAATCAACTTAACCATCTATTAGAAACTGAGTGCTGGTACGATATAGAAGGTAAATATAAAGTTACTAAGGTTGATGTTGAGCAAGGCAGCGGCCCAAGGGTAGTTCATCAGCCTAACTTAGTTATGACTTGGTTAAGTATTCGCTTTATGGATAACAGCCACCTCTGCGATTGGAGAGAGTTCCAAGAAATTAAAAATGATTTATGCGGTAAGGATAGGGAGGCCGTAGAAATCTATCCAAGAGAAGATAGATTAGTAGATGAACAGAATATGTTTCATTTATGGGTATTACCAAAAGACTCTCAATTTCCTTTTGGCTTTATGTTACCATCAACTATTGATGATAACGGAACGAATAGAAAGAAGTAAAAAAACTTGCCAAGTCTTATGCTCTGCGTGATAGGAAGGAAGTAGAAGTGTGCTGCTTGGCAAGCTAAAAATAAAACATTTTTATATATAGCGTTTTATTATAAACTACTTTGCATCAAACAACACCCTTAACATTTCGCATTAAAGGCTGTTTCCAATTCTTATAAGTTTGGCCAGCCCTTGATGCGATAGCATCACCAGCCATCAATAAGACAAGAGCATCAGCATAATCAGGGCTGCGACCAATGCGTTTTTTAATTTGCTCTTTACTTTCAACTTGTATTCTACCGCTTGCAACAAACTTGTATTTAACACTAACCAAATCAGCAATCATTTGTTCATGCCTTGGAAGGCTGCACATTCTTTCTTCTAACCAGCCTTTAAATTTAAACCATAATTCGCTGCGAAGATTTAAATAAGTTTCTTTTTGGCTTGGGCTTTCAGCAACATTAATACCAACAGCGGACATTCTACCAATGTTATTAAGTGCATCTAATACACCATAACCTAATCCAATAGCATCAACATATACTTCAACGGGCCTTTGTTCAGGTTCGGTTGTATCAAACTCAGCTTGCACCCTTCCTGTTAGTTCCATTAAATCTAATCGCTGCCAGCTTTTAATTTCAGTAATAACATTACCTCTTCTTTTAACTAAAACACTACTATCGTTCCCGTGCCTTGCAACATCTAAGGCCCAATAAACATCACGAACAGTCTTATCAACTTCAACTTCTCTTGCAACAGCAGCCTCAATTAATTCTAATGGTATAATGGTATCATCATCAGCTTCAGCAAAGTTACCTAATACCCTAACAGAAAATGCAGCAGAACCTTCACCATATCTTTCTTTCATTTCCTCAACAAAATCTTCACTAACTCTTGGGCTGTCATAAGCAGAAATATGATAAGTTTGCCAGCTGCCTTTTAACTTGTGGTGCGTATCATAAAAAAGGCCTGAGTTCCTTGTCGGGTTGCCAAGTAAAATTGTAGTACATTCTTCACCACTCATGCTGCCAGCTGCACTTTCAAATATTGTTTCAGGTATGCCTGATGCCTCATCACAAAGTAAAATAACTTTACCCTGACTATGAACACCAGCTAATGCTTCGGGCTGTTCTTTTCTTGAAGTTCTTGCAGATATAAAAGCCTCTGCTCTTCTTGATTTTAATTCAACTCTATCACTTTTAATTTCAACTAAATCTTGTAAGGCTTGCGGCATTTCTCTTATCCACTTTTTTAACTCAGCAAATAGAGCATCAAACAACTGCCCGCTTGTTGGCGCAGTTACAATTAATTTACAATTTAGGTTTGTTAATAATGTGTGTATTAATACCCAGCTGGCCACAGATGATTTACCAACACCATGAGCAGAGCGCACAGATATTCTTCTCTTGCCTTCAGCTACATCATTTAAAAGATTTTGTTGCCAATCATCAGGCTCGACTCCTAAAACCTCTTTACAGAAAGCAACAGGGTTGTCTTTGTATTTAGATATAAAATCTACAAAGGGATTTTTATTCATTTCTTCTTTTTAGATTTACTCTTTTTCTTTTTTGATTTGCTTTTCTTAGCAGTTTTCATTTTACCATAATGATAATTAGGCATTACTTACTCCTTTTCTTTTTTCTTTTCTTAGCTGTTTTCGCAGCTTTCTTAAATGCTTTATCTGTAGGCGCACCTTTCTCGCCTTTCTTTCTCATGCGTTCTTTAGAACCAGCTTTGATTCTTTTTCTTTTAGCATGAATATTAGCATAAAGACCTTTGCTAGATTTTTTTCTAGGCATATCTAACTCCTTTTTCTTGCTTTCTTTTTTGCTTTATCTGATAACTCTGCATAATGAAACAGTCTTTTACTTGTTTTACTATGTGTTTTTCCCGTATGTAATTGACCATTAGGCATTTTATGTGTGCCTTTAGTCCATTTAGTTCCGTCTTTTAGATAATGATTAACACCTTTCATACTATCACCATTTGATGCGATTCGACCACCAAGCCGCCGACATCTTACCTTTCTTAATGTTTTTTCTATGTCTAGCTTTAAATGATTTGGCCCTTTTTGTCATGGTCTTATCGCCTGTTTTACCTTGTTGACCAAAACGAATTAACTTTATTTTGTCGCCTTCTTTAGCTACAACAACATGAGATTTTGTTGGGTGCTTTGGGGTTCGTTTAGGTTTATTATAACCAGATACGCCAGCCCTGACTAATCGTGGGTCTTTCTTTTTTGCCATTAATTTAACTTACTCTTATCGTATTCCATGCCGTAAATACTTTCTCCAAACAAACTAATAATATTCATACATTGTTTTGCGGATTCTGTAAAATCTCGATAACCATGACAATCCCTTGGGCCTTCACAGCTACATAAGTTTGATTCGTATTCATAACAAATAACTTGAGCGCAAGCATCTACCATTAAATCCAAAAAATCCTCTTCTGGTATTTTAATTAATGGTTTCTTTATATCTATAGACATAGTGTCTATATTATACATCATTATAGAGTTGTGAGATAGCTATTGATATTTCTTTATTTAATCTTGTAAGGTTGCCTAGAGTCGATTTTATTTTTATACACTCTCTTTTGTTGTTGCTTATAATAATGTAATCTTTATTAATGCTTATACAATCAAATTTAATTTTGTTCATCTTCTGGAACACCAAATAATTGATTAACCAAACTATCAGCTAGTCTATCTATTTCTTCTTGCGGCAAGTCTTTTAAATTTTCATTTTGCTCTAATACAATTTCATCAAAGGTAAAATTAATTTCTCCAACATCTAAAACATTTTCTTCTTCTGGTGAAAAATCTACTTTTATTACATTATCATTTTCATCTTTAAAAATTTTAGAGTTGTCTTGCTTTTTCTTTGAGTCGCACATCTTCTATTTTCCTTTCTATTTTTTTAGCCTCAAGCATTAACCTACTTAAAATTATTGGCGACCTTAATCTACCAAAGTGGCCGTTAGGTGATTCTAAATTTCTAACTCTTTTAATAAATTTCTTATAAATTATTATCTGCTCTTCTAAACTGCGAACTTTATTTTCTAAAATAATTTTTTTTCTTTTTTCATTATTAAGTTTTGAAGTTAAAATTAATTTAGTAACCATTATAGTTTTCCTTTTAAATATCCTTCTATAAATTCTCTATCTTCAAAGTCTTGCTCGTTCATATCATCATATTTAACAACATCTTCTTTATGCTGGATTATTTCTTTTGACCTTCTACGAATACTAACAAGCGGCTTTGTTTGTTTATTCTTTACTGACACTAAAGTTTCAACAGTAGAAAATCTTTTTTTACAAGATAAACATTCTCTTCTTCTTCTAATTGAAAAATCTTTTTTTCTGCTTTCAATTACCTTTGTTTCCCGACTATCACAACTTATACATTTCATTCTTCTATCCAAGGAGGTATGTCATCAAAAGGTTCGTGATACTTTATATCTTTATCATGGCCTGTTACTTTTACTTTTCTCCCATCAATATCTATACAGTCAAATTTTTCTACACTTGCTTTTCTAAAAATTTTTTTACATTCATTAACTTCATGTAATGTTTCTAAGATACACGCGATTTCTTCAAGAGCATAAATGATACCTCCCCCTATCTTTTCAAACACAATATCTTTTTCTAATTCATTCTTAACAATGTAAAATTCTTTACCTTCCTTTGATACAGCTTTCCAGACATCTCCTGTTGGTGGTTTATGTCCATCTAAACGAACAGCTTTATCTAAAGCAAGATAACCTTTCTTTAAATTATTAGCTGCTTTACTGAATAATACAGGCTCAACTCTATCTCTTATTGCTATGTTCATTTTCTTTTTTGCGTTATTAAATTTTTCAACTAATTCTTTATTAGCTAATTTTTCTAAACCATTTACACCCCAAATTTGTTCCATATTATATGCAACCTTATCAACTTCTTGGATATAGCTTTGCCTTATTCTTTCATCTTTTTGTGTATTCTTACTCATTTAACCCAAACCTTTTCATTCCAAACACCTATAATATCTTTGTTTTGTAAACCAAGCATACCTCTCTTCAATATCTGATTCTTAGCGCTTGTGGTTTTTTCTGTTAATTGAGCAAAAACTAAAAACTCTAAACTATCTAAAGTTATATAAGTTTGCTCACCATAATCTGAGTTAATCCAGCCAACTTTTGCAACCTCAGATTTGCTACCATGAACTATAGCATCATAAATTAATTTCTGATTACTACCTAATTTAGGAACATACTCTGATGTTGTTGTGTTGTTTTCTAGCACCCTTTGTAAGGTAACAGAACTATCACCAATCAATGCTCTAGTTTCAACTTCTAATATTATATCCTCAAGAGCCTCTGCATCTTTTTGTTTTTGAACAGTTAGGTGAACATTAGGCGCAGAGTGTTTACAATGAATAGATGTATCGACACCACCTAATAAAGCACTAGACCCTCTTAGACCAGATGATTCGTTTTTGCCGCTATGATGTATTACTAACACAGCGCAGCCTATTCTTTCTCTTATATAATCACAGCTACTTATAAAAGCACCCATATCGCTTGCGCTGTTTTCATCACTACCAGCATTTGATAAGGCCCTTGCAACTGTATCTACAACAATTATTTTAAAACTTTTACCAATAGAATTAATAGTATCGACAAGTTTATCTAACTCTTCTTGCTCTAAAAAATTTACAGTTTGTGCAAGAACATGAAAATCAGGATTTTGTTGTGGTTTATTTTTTAACAGCCATGCTTTAATTCTTTTCTTTAAACCACCTACACCCTCACTAGCGATATATAATGCTTTACCTTTACCACTATTGAAACCTTGCCAATCTAAACCACTAGCAATAGATAATGATAAATCTATACTTACAAAAGATTTATATGATGCTGGCTGCCCGTATAAAACAGATAATGAATTTTCTGGTATTAAATTTTCTATTAAAAAGTTTTGGTTTTGTAATGACATGATGTCAAAGACTGACATTGTTTTAAATACATTTTTAGTATCTTCCTTGTATTCTTCTGCCGTTAAAATCAGTTCTTCTATATCACCACCAGAATCTAAGTAATCAGAAATATCTCCTTTTTCTTTAACTTTACCATCAAGTTTAACAAAATGAAGGCTCTTAGAAGCCCGTACAATCGAATTTGCAACCTTTTGTATATGTTGATACCCAGCAGAATCGTTGTCTGGAATTAGTATAACCCTTCTATCCACAAACCATTTGTTTAAAGAATCATTCCAATTCTTGCTGCCTCCACTATTTGTTGTGGTTAAGAAACCTAAAGACATTAATCTATCAGCATCTTTCTCACCTTCTACTATTAGTATTGTTTTATCTTTTTGCTCTAATATCTCTGGTAAATTGTAAGGTAATGGCTCAATACCATTTAAACCCCAATGCCACTTATCATCTTTATAATGTCTTTGTCTAAAATCTTTTGGTTCATAACGAACAACTTGATACCTTAATTCTCCAAGTTCATTTCTATAATTATATTCTTTGACAATTTTTTTCTCTTGCCTTCTCTCAAACTTTTGTTCCTGATTACCTATTTTAAAATTTTCATATAAGTAATTTGATAAATCCCTTCCTGTTAGATTTTTCTTTTTAGTTATTAAATCTATCAGGCCGCCACCTTCGCTATCTTCAAAGTCATACCATGTAGCATCTTTTAAATTAATAGCCTTGCTAGACCTTTTACCAAACCGCCATTCATCATCAGTCTTTAATGTAGGTTCACCCCAACATTCTTGAGATATTATTTTTATAGCTTCTATATATTTCTTATCCAAAAAATGCTCCTATAAAAAAAGCTACAAATAAAATACTTGTCATTATTATAAATAAAAATTCTTGAAAACTCATGGCTCTATAAACTTCATTCTTGTATCACCTTCAGCTGTTCCACCTTCCCAGATAAACCAAGCATAAGCCGTTGTTCCGCTACGACCTTTAGGCGCTTCTTGCTTTTCTCTCCACAATGTTTGTCTTGCAGAGAATATCCAAATTCTAGCGGGAGGATTAGGTTTGTATATTTCATAATATCTTTTTTGGCCCTCAAGCATATTTAATCTTAAAAATAAAGCTAACTTACCATTGTGTGGTTTTGTTAATTCTATTCCATGTTTAATAAATTGATTTGCATATTTAAAAGGAGGATTAGTTACAATGTTTCTTGGTATGCTGTCGCTATATCTGCATTTTAAAAAATCAGCTACAGCGCTTATATTTTCATAGCCATGGTCAATAATATCAGTAGATAAAACAGTATGGCCTTGGTCTAAAAAAACTTCACTTATATCACCTAAACCACAAGCACATTCCCATATTCTTCCTACAAACTTTTCTCTTTGTAAAAGTTCTTCAGTACAAGATTTTGGAGTTGGGTATAAATCATGTTCTGGTCTAAGGCCTGTATTAATTTTTGTATTAGATTTGGATTGTAATTTCGGCATTTAAATTCCTTCTACACACTACTATTTCGTTATCTCCGTCAAACAAAAAGTTTCCTAAAGAGATATAAAAAACAAAAAACAAATTAATCATTATTTCAGACTTCTCATGTTTCAGCATATTTAGGGGGTGGAAAGAGCAGAACTAAAGAGGGGAGAATTAAACTAACTATATATTGTTAATTGTTTCTACTCTTTCCTTATTAGTAAACACCCATTAAATGCTTACTAATTCTTAAAAATCGCTGTCAAAATCTTCAGATAATGTATCTAAATCTTCTTTACTTACTTTAGGCTCTGGTTTTACTTCAGTAGTATCATCAGATTTCACAGTATTATTAGGCTTATTGTAATCAATCATAGCCTCTGGTCTTTCTACCCATTTTGTAAATGCTCCTTTTGGTAATATTACAGTAGCCTTACCAAAAGATTGTGGTTCAGAAACACCCTTAAAACTAAGTAATGGTAGTAACTCCTTTTTATCTGTTTTCTTTACATAAGCATCATGCACTTTATCAAACCAATTTAATACACTTAGCGCATTACTACCCCAATTAATAACTCCAAACTCTTTATTGTATAGCTTGACATTAAAATATTTTTTATGGTCATCATCTGGTTTTTGAGGTAATTGATTCCCAATAGGAACATCAATAATACTTGGTTTGCCGCCTGTTGCAAAATTAGCCCAACCTACTCTTACACCTCCCTCAGATAAATCAGCAACAACATTAAAGTTGCTGTCTATAACTTCCTCAACGGCTTCACTTCCATTCCAATATTTTCTAATCCAAACACCATCTTTAGCATTAAACTTTAGTCTGTCGTAGTTTTCTCCTGTTGTGTTAGGTTCTTCTTCAAATCCAAGCATATTTTTCTCCTTATAAATTTATGGTTTCGTCTTTAAATGATATTAATTCTTCTTCTGGGTTTAAAACTTTATAATACCAAAGAGGTATATCTGTTTCATCTAACTGTATTATTTTATCTGGGTAATCTAAAATAACACCTTCTGTTATAGATTCATTGTAATCATGTAATGCGTTTAACATTCTTTCTCTGCCTTCAGCTACAAAATGTTCTGGTAATTCATAAATGCAAGAGGCAAAAGGCGGCTCTTTTTCTACGCACATAAATAAAAATCTTGATACTTTTTTACCTGATGTTCTTTCCCAGCAATAGCGATACCATGCTTCTTGTATATGATAACCCATATTGGCTATATCTCTTATCATAGACCTTTGACTTGCATCTCTTGTTGTTTTTATATCAATAAGAATATCAGAAGTTTCGCCTTCAATAACTCTATCTACTCTGGCCTTACCATGAAAAGATGTATCTTGACCTAGTAAATCTATTAAATCACATTTTACAGATACTTCGTTTTTACCAAAAGGTGAGGTTAATATTTTTGCGCTTTCAGTTTTATTGTAAACCGCATCTCTAGCCCTAATACAATCCTCATAAGTTTGGTCTGGTAAAATTATATCATCAGGAAATTCATTTTTTAATTGTCTATATTCTTTTGTTTTTCTATCTTTGCCGCAGCGCTTTACATTTTGTTCAAACTTTTCTGGCTCTAATAAAATGTAATGTATTGCTGTTCCTATATCAAAAGCCACACTTTTTTTTGGTCTTTGTCCTATAGCATGAGCAACAGTTGTATTACTAATTTGTTTTAATAATGTTGATGAAATACAATTTTTCCAATTAGGCGCATTTAAATATTTATCAAATTCTAAATTGTCGTTAGTTACTTTTGTTGATTTCATAATTACTTCCTTCAACAAACAAAATATATTGATTCGATTTTGAATCAAATTTTATCTAAAATATTTACTCACAACATATCAACAGATATTTTATACTTATACACAGTTTTTGTTTTGTGTAGTCTTTTACTTTTTTAGAATCAAATTATAGTAGTTTTTTTTAGGAAGGAATTATTATGAATATAGAAGATAGAATTGTTTACACAAATATAACTTTAACTTTAGGCCTTTTACATAGACAAGGTTTAGACCGCTTAGAAGATTTATCCGTTACAACACCATTTACTGATGCAGTTAAAAAAGAATTTGATGAATTAAAAAGCGCTTTAAATTACATTAATAATCAGTTAGAACATTATAATTTTTTATTGGAAAAAGGTTATGAAAAAAAGAACTAAAAGAGATGGGTCTATAAAAGAGTTAATTGGTTTTATACTTTTAATATTTGGTATTGATATTTTAGACTAATTTCTAAATAAACCAAACCTACCTTTTTCCTTTAACTCTTTAATTTTATTTGTTGGTGATACATCATCACTTGTTGTTGTGTTTAGCGCATCTAATGTAGATGTTATAGGCTTAAATCTTTTATCAGGTGCAAATAAACTAATATCTTCATCTGTCATATTGTTATTGTTTACCCCAAAAAATCTGCCTGTATTGATAGGGTTATTTAAAGGCAATTTAGGTGTGTTGTTTAATGTTATGTCTGAGATAGTAGTATCTCTTTTATTGGTAGCAGCTTCTAAAGCAGCTTGTCTAGCTGCGGTTTGATTAGCAAGAACAGTAGCATCATCAAGGCCTAAAGTTTGACCAAGAATACTATTGAACGGGTCTGAGGTTCTTGCTCGTAAAGCATTTAAATTAGCAGCAGCATTAGTATCTAAGATTCCTGTTGTTGGTAATACTACACTATTTCCAAACATACCTTTGCCGCTTTTTAAATTATTTAAAGCAACATTGTTACCTTCGTCATCTTTTTTAGTAACATTATATTTATCACCTATAGCGCTGACTCTAGCTTGAAGAACATCTAAAGGATTTGTTAAGCCACCGCCCATTTTCATTCTATCCATAATATTAAACATTAAAAGCCACCTCCTAAAAATTGACCAAGATTTCGTGCATTAGATTCTTCTTCTGCTAACCCGTCATAATATAGTTCCATGTATATTTCTTGTAAAAGTGATGTATCATCATCTTCAATAGCTTTAGTTAAGCCTTCAATTATATCTTCTTTTGTATATTCTTGCGCTGTTGACCCTAATATACCTTTAAATCTACCAGCTGTTGCAGATAAAGCTGGTTTATAAATAGACCCATCAGCATTAGTTACATTCTTCTTAATTTGAGATTTCATAATCTCTGCGTATTTTACAGGGTTAGTCATAGCTTCGTCCATAGCAGCCTGTAATTCTGGGTTTCTAATAAAGTCATTAAGTATTGCCCTTGCTCTTCTACTTGCAGCACCAGATATAACAAGTTGTGGGCCTCCTCCTTCATTTGCTAATCTACCACCAGCTTTTGCACCAACAATCCTTGCTAAAAATTCTGGTAAACTACCCGTTTGGAAAGCATCTATTGGCGCTATATTACCACCAAACATAGCTTCTAGGCTGGCAGAACCATTTACATCTGTTACTAATTGTCTAAAACCATTAATTTCAGCTTCAGTCATTATGCCAGATTCGATTAACTCTTGCGCCCTTGATATGCCTTTACCTTCTTGTATTTCATCAAAAAATCTACTTAACTTAGCTTCATCTAAACTGCCTTTACCATCTTCAGATTTAGGCCTAATATATTCTACTTTATTTGTTTTTGGATTGTATCTTGTTTTTAAACCAGCATATTTAAGAAGTTGGTTATAAATCATACCTTTATATGTATCAATAGCTTGTTGGTTTACTGCGCCTTGTCTGTTAGCAGCGCTAATTAAAACTTGATATGGCCCGATAATATTTTCAATATTGCCATCTGCAATAGCTGTTAATATATCATCACCTATATTTTTATTTGTAAGTATTGTCTGAACAATATTACCATCTAATGCTTCTCTAGCTATTTGTAAAGTTCGCTTTCCATCTGGCCCTATTTTTAATTGAAATGCGTTATTGTTTAAACCAAAATAATTATTTGGATTTTGGATAGCCTGAGTTATGTTTGCTGAATCATTAGATATATTATCTAATGCTGTTTTTAATGTTGGTAGTTGGTCTATAGTTTCACGATATTTGTTTAAAAAACTTGCATAACCATCTGGGTCAAATTTACCTTTAGGGAATACAGCGTCATCAATTAACAATCTAGCTACAATTTGAGAACTTAATGCTTCTGCATCACTAGCTAGATTTCCTGTTATATCTACATCACCTTTTTTGAATTGTAATGTATAAGGAACATTTATTAATTCACCTTCTGCATTTGTATATTGTTTAATTGGCTGAAATTCACCGCCATCTTTAGCTACTAAATTATCAATAACTTTAGGGTTATAAACATTAATTACTTCTCCATCTAATATTCTTACCGCTGTATCACTAGCTGCTAATAAATCTTCCATATTTATTCGTAACTTAGAAGGGTCTTGTGGGAATAAATTTTCAAATACTAATCTTGGGTCTTTTGTTCTTTGTAGGTTTTTAAATTCTGTAAGTGGCCCAAGTATAGACCTTGAAATTCTATCATTAAATATAGAGCTTATTAATTCAGCTTGATTTTGTCCAACAGGCGCTTGCACGCTGGCATCTTCATTTAATGCTTTTGCCATACGACCAACTAATGCTCCACCATTACCTTGTATTTCGGAAGCGGCCCTTTGTAAATCCTCTGCAATAGAATCAAGTTTTTTAAATTCTGGAAGTTTATTTTGTAATTTATTTATTTCTTTTTGTATTGTTGGTTTTTGAGAAGGGTCTGTGTTTGCATCATTTAATTTTTGAGTAAGTTTATTTATTCTTGTAATTGTGTTTCTGATACCGCCTATTTCTTGTGCGACTGATTGGAATGTTCCGTTATTAGTAACAACGGCTGGTAATCTTCCTCCTTGCTCAGTTAAAATATTAGCAAAATTTTCTTCATATTTATTTATGTTATTTATCTTGCCGCTGTTAAATTCTCTATTATTGTAAACTGCATCTCTTTGACCTTTAATAACTGATGTAATTTCATCTATCTTTGTATTAATTAAACTTCTCATTTCACCATCTGTTATGTTTTGTCTGGTGATAACACTAAATGTATCTGATAATTGACTTAATAATTCTCTTTCTAAAATTTGTAGTTCCCCATCAATAGCGGTATTTAATGTATTTGGATTAGCTGAAGTATTAATAACTTCTTGGTATTTATTGACTATTGCGTTAAATCTATCATCTAACATTTGCCCTACTTGATTACTTATATTTGTATCATCTCTGGCTCTTTGCGCTAAGATACCAGCTGCAACTTGTTGTTCAACTCCTTCAAGAATATCAAATGTAAGCGGTGATTCACCAAGTAATTTATCTTGACTTAACTCTAATTCTCTTTGCGCTTGCGCTTTTCTTGCTTGATGTTGTTTATTGTTTATTCTCTTATCAGCTAAATCACTATCTATTTTCTTTATCTTAGCTTTATAGGCGCTATCTAATATAGATAAATCATCATTCATTTTTACAACTACAGGGTGAGTATTTAAATCTGTAAATCTAAAATCTTTATCTTCATATTGAATAATTTTCTTTAAAAGATTTCCTACATATCTATCAGATTTTTCTGGGCCTATTTCTCTTCCTCCAACTTGTGATAATCTAACCATAAGATTTTCTTTAAATGGCGCTAATTTGGTGTCAAAAAAATCAACTACTTTTCCTAAAGGTGGCCCTACATATTTACTATCAGGGTCTTTACTAATTTTTCTCATATAATTCAAGCTACCTTTTTTAAGATTACCATAGCTATCTTTAAGGTATATAGCGGTATCTTTTGCTGCACTTGTTGTTCCGCTCAATGCTGCTGGTAGTGTTAATGTCATACCGCCAAGTACATTTAATATGTTTTGAAAATCTTGGTCTATTAAAGGTTCGCCCTTTTCATCAGTAAATTCTTGACCAAGCGCTTGTGTACCAGCAGCGCCACCAGCAAATAAAAAATCTGCTGCTGTATTCGCTTTAGGCCTTGCAACCATATCACGAAAAATAGGGCTAAAAAGACCTTCTTCTCCAGCGCCAACAGTACGACCCTGTGATACTCTTGTAAAAGCTGAATCTGGATAGGCTCTCATTAATGCGTCTTGTGCAGTTCTTATATTTTGGCCAAAGCTTAATGTACTACCAATTAAATTACCTTGTATATATTCGCTTCTTTTTTCTGGAGGCACATATTGAGAGCCGCCAAAGCCTATATTTAACGGGCCTAAAATATTTTCTTGAAAAAACTCCGACCCTCCTATTGGTTTGTCTGTAGGATAAACACCATAACCAAATAAATTTTCTTCTCTCTCTCTTCTTTTTGCAGCGTTTTCTTCTCTCTCTTTTTTTCCTGCTGAAAGTGGGAAAAGAGGGTTTTTAATAACATTTTTTCCGTAAGTAATAATATTATCAATAGCCGCATTTCCGTAATCACCAAAATAAGGTAACAGACCTAATGCTTGGTTTGCTAAATCTACAAATGTCGGTGTTTGCGCTATACCTTGTCCAATTATAGCAGCTGGGCCACCAGCTAACATAGGAATAGCTTTAGCAGCTTGCCTCCTTGCTACCTCAATAACGGGTGATAAACCTCCGTATGTTAAAAAACTTTCGGAAGCAGCCCTACTTCTAACATTATCAACATTTTCATCTTGTTTATTTAAAATGTTTAATTCTACAGCTAACCTTGCTTTAGCATCATCATTAAAATCAAATGGTGCAGAATCCATACTTGAAATAATTTCTGAAAGGCCCGCAATATGGTCGCGTCTGTTATTTCTTGATATTGATTGAGTAAACCCTTTTTCACCTAGAAGATTAACTTCAGGTATATATTCACCGCCTGTGTTATTTGTTAAAGTACCAAAATGTTCTAGTTCTTGTAAAGAACCTTTCGCTGTTGGACTTAGGCTTTGAACCCAATTATTATATTCTTCATCTTGTATTGCCATTAATTATTGCCAAAAGGATTTCTAATATCTAATTTTGATATAGGATTTTCTATATTGTTTTGTTTTCTTAATTCTTCAAGGGAATAATATTTATCATTTACTTTTAACTCACCTTCTTGTTTAGCTTGAGCAACTATGTATTTTAAAAATGTTATAGACCTTGGTAACACTTTATATAATTCACTTTCTGCTGCTGACCATTCACTAGGTTGGTTTCCATAAGATGCAGCTAAAGCAGCTTCTTCATGTAAAATAGTAAACATTTCTTGTAAGGTATCTAATGCGTTTTGCGCTCTTGCAAAACCTTCTTTTGGAGTTTGCGTAGAAGAAGGAAGAACAACTTTACTAACAAGCCTTAATGCGTTAGATACTGCTCTATCACCAAAGTCTTTTGCTAATGCACCTTTTAAGTCTGCTAGTTCATTATCTACCATACCCATATATTTAGCCCTTCTACCTGAAGGGTCTATGTCTGGAAGAAGAGCGCCAGCAATTACATTTTTATCCTCTAACCTTGTAATAAAATCTCCAACTGATGATGGTACTTTTTGTTCTATTCTACCCGCATCAGTATCAATAGTCTGAGTAACACCTGAACCAAATAATTGTCCTTCACCTCTAAACAAATCATTTATGCGTGTAGTAGAATCTATACCAAAACTGTAACCACTTGCTGGTGCTACTGCATTTCCTTCAGTATCAAACCTTGGTAAATAAAAACTTACATTATTAATTTTATTGTTTTCATTATTAATTTTTTCTGCTCTGTCGAATAATGGTTTTGGAA